GCCAGATGAAAATCATTAGTTATTCAGAAGTCCATCGAAGTCATCAATTTCCTCCTGAGGAGCCTCAGTACTAGGAAGATCATCTACAGAAGCCTCTACTGGAGGCTCATTCTTCTCCATATCAGTTGGTTTAGCTTCACGATATTCCTTCTGCTTACCTTCCTCATAAGGAGAGAAGAACAACTTATCACCAATAAAGTTATCGGCAGTAAATAATTCTCCCTTCTTAGAAACACCTGCGAATTTAGGAAGACAAGGCACAATTCTATTGGTCTTAGAATCAGTCTTACCAGCCAGCTTCAAATGAGTGGTCTTACCCTTAGCTCCTTCAAGTAGTTTTACAACTACATCAACGAGCTGTTTAAAGCTCTGTACTTTAGGAGCAAGTTCTACCATCTTAGGCATCTTTTCAGGAGCTAGAACAGTAAGTAACTGAGCAATGAAAATACGAAGCTTCTCCATTGGAGATGCAGACTCATACTCATGCCCCTCGGCGTTCTTGTTTTTGAATCTTTCATTTCCCTTTTCACCAGGATTGAAGACTCTCTCCTCATAATAACCCTCGTCATTTTCAAAACGAACGGTTAGTGCCTCATAAATCTGACCTTTATTTTCCTCTTTTTTACCCTCAAATGTTTCATACTTAGCCTCCACAAACTTTACCTCATAAATATCCCAAGGACGAAGACGACGATTACCACCAGCTGTTGCTTGTACTTTATCAATTGGACCAAAAACAAATCCTGCCATAAATTAACACATTTTAGAAATTAAAATCAATATCATCTGCATTTAATTCAGTAGCATCTCCATCCACAACACCTATTAAGTCTTCTGGACGACCGATTTCTTCTACTTCTTCATCTACAATTTTGACATTTTCATCTTCTTTCTCTTCTGGAATAGGTTTATCTCCGACTAATTCGAAAATTCCTTCCTTATCTGTCTCTTTAAATGAGAAGATTATTCCATATTCCTCAAGTGTGTCATGATTTTTACCTCTATAACTTACTGTATTGGACTTGGTTAATCTATTACCTCCCTGTGTACCAAAGGCTGTATTACAACCTATAACTGGTACTCGAACCTTATCTCTCTTCTCGAATTTGATATCAATTCTATCGTCAGCTTCGACACCTAACAATTCTACAGCCGCAGTATTAAGGCTATACTTATTTTCTTCAAGAATCAACTCTGGTTCAGGGTTTTCATCTGTTTTCTTAGTAGTCTTTTTAGGGCTACTTGTCTTCTTGGCTTTAGGAAGATCATCATTAATAACCTCTCTGTTCAGTACTTTAACCTCTCCGGTCTCATCATCTTGTTCATAAGTGAACAGTACCTTGAATTGCTGAATCATTCTCCTTCGTTATATTCTTTAATTTTCTTAATGACATAATCTAGATCATTATCAATAAGTAAATCTTCAAATAATCCCATTGGGGATTTAGCTGTGCAGGTTCCATCAGAGTTCGTTAAGAACTTATATTGAACCGAGTCAGAATCATCTTTTACTACTTTGGTAAATAACACATAAGTAAATAAGCCTTCAAGTGTAATAACACTATCCAACATCTTTCCTTGTGTCTTAATCTTATAATAAGGATTGAGATTATCCCCAGTATTCTCACTATGAGTAGATACTACGATAAATAAATCGTCACGCATATCCATACCAGTCTTTAAAGCCTCATATGCATGCTTGGCCATATCAGTAAACTTTCCATAGCCTTTTTCATCTACTCTAGCCATAGCCTCAAATGCTTGAAGATACTGAAAATCATCAATAATCAGTACTTTAACATTAGGCATCTTCAAATTTACTATCTTCATCATCTGCTTAATAGCCTCGATATTAGAAGAAGTATAGAAGTTACCAGACATTTCCTTTGTTTCCTTATTGACCTTGAAATCTGGATACTTCTTTTTAGCACCCTTAATTCCAGGCCTCTTACCTGTGGTAGATATAATAAATGTTTCTTCTGGATTCAAATTTCTAATAGATGTGGTTTTTCCCGAACCACTTTCACCAACAATTGCTATCATTTCAGCCATTTACATTGTAAAATTTATATTAACTACGTTTTCATCTATCCTTTCATTTTGACTTATTTCATCTTGTAACATATAACTAACATCCATATATGGATCATAACAAGTAATTTGATCTCCTTTAGGTA